TAGTTAATAAAATAACAACCAATGTAAAAATTCCAAACGGAACTTACCCGCCTGATGATTTAGTTTCATATTTAAATACTAATGTTTTCAATACACCACCATTAGATATTATAGAAGTAAGTTATAATGAAAATACAGGCAAACTTACGTTTAGTAGAAAACCTTCAGCATCTCCAGATAGTTATTTTGATTTAGATTTTTCTTGTAAAGATAAAAATCCTTGTTCTTATACTACACATGGAGAAATTGACCCCGCACAATTAACCGCTGGATGGTTAATGGGTTTCAGAAAATCTATATATCAATGGGAAAATAGTATTCCAAATCAAACAATCTATACAGGAGAAGGAATTTATGATTTTCAAGGAACAAGATATTTTTTATTATTAGTAAATGATTATCAGCATAATCACGGTACGTCGATTATTTCACCATTTAAAGAAGATATGTTGTCAGATAATAACATATTAGCCAAACTTTCTACCGATTGCTGTAAAACTTCTTCTTGTTGTGAACACGTGGAGAGAAAATACTTTGGTCCAGTAAATCTAACTAAATTAGAAATAAAATTAATGGATGAATATGGAAGAATATTAGATATGAATAATATGGACTATTCATTATCATTTGAACTAGAAATCTTATATGATTTATAATTATTGTAATTCAATTCGAATTTTCTGTTTCAACTGATTTTCATCCATAAATATATATAATTTAAATGTTTGAGCAGATAGATTTTCTTTATCGTGTCTAGAAGTAAATCTATTTATCATTTTAAACTCAGGAAAATATACCATATATTGGTATAAATCATCATTTCGAATAATTTTATCAAATATAAATCCAGTATGAATTCTACTCAACAATGCCTCATCGCTAGCACAAATATTCAAAAGAGAACAATCGTTTTGGACCTTTCTAATAGAACGCATCGTTTGATTAATATAATCAAAAGCTTCTGGATTTGTCCACCTTGTATAGAATGCCAATCTTTCTCCAGTTAGTTTCATAAATCCTAACGAATCTTGTATAATTATACTGTTCAACAAATCAACCAATCTTCGAATTGGTGATGTGATATGAACATATGCATCTAATCGTAACATATCATGACTTTCTACTTGTTCAAATTTAACATATTGACCACCAAAACTATTCCACATTTTTAAGAATTTTTGAACATCTTCTGGCATATGTGTTGGAGCTGTAAAATTCCCATTAAATTTAGCAGACCTAAATATACCAATTTTATTTTCTTTAAGATAAGTAGCCGAAACATAATTCATCAAAATCATCAAATAAGCAATTAAATCATGACAATTAGTAACGTTATCAATATATTTTTTCGCTTTGTTCATCTTTTTCACATATCGCAATATTGTTTTGAACGTCTTATCGTTGCGCTGTTCATCTGTATCATATCTGAAATTTTTACGAATACAAATACAAGTGTTTTTAAAATCTGTGTTTTCTATTTCCCAAGTATCTTTATTTATTACCAAATCTAAAGTTAAAGCAAAACGAGAGCGATTTTCTTGAAGACTACATAAAGCATCTGATAGTATAGTAGGAAGCATTGGTCGCTTTCTATCTGGTAGATAGATAGTTGCAATTCTTTGAGAAAATGAGCTCCACAAATTCAATGCATCCATCCAGAAAGATACATTAGCTATGTAGATACTCAAGATAAATTTATTATCTTCTAATTCTTTGATACCAAAAGCATCGTCAAAATCCTTACTAGTCTTTGGGTCAATAGATATCACATCCCATCCACGACGATCTTCAACATTATAAGTTTGTTGAATTTGGTCAATAAATTCATTTTCAGATTTAGTTTTAAGAGCTTTCATAGTAACTTTATTGAAATTTTGAATAGACGCATACAAACTCTTACAATAAAGCTGATATTCATAGAAATTAGATAAATTGGTTACTTCCCCTATTACCTGAACAATCATTCCTTGAGGATGTTTAGACTTCCAATGATTATATTTAAAGACTACGTATTTATTATATTGTTTTTTATTAAAACCCAATCTTATTTGGTAAGGAATCATAAAGATAGGAAGTCTCCTGTCATCTGGAACACACTTATAGAGGAATTTATTTTTATGTTTTCCATATCTTTTGTTACCTTCTAATACTAAAACACCTGGAATATTTGGCATTGAGCGTGTAGTTGAGTGTTGAATAATTACTTTTTTAGTGGTTGTATCATAATCAAATATATCTTGATTTAAAAGTTTATGTTCTACAGGATTTAAACTTGGAATAGAATCATCACCTGAAAGAGTAGAGGCATTAATAATGTCAAATGATTCGTAATTCCTGTCTGCTACGTGCAGCTTAAAAGGCATTGTTGTTTAGTATAATTAAACAACAATTGTATATATTCAATTTTCTTTATTTACAAAAGTGTTGTTTCAGCAATTTTAGCGGTTACAAGATATGGGTCCATGTTACTTGCTGGTCTTCTATCTTCAAAATAACCCTTTTTATTTTTAACTGTCTCTCTTGGAATACGAATAGAAGCACCTCGATCCGCCACTCCTGTACTAAATGTATTAATATCAGCTGTTTCATAACTACCAGATAATCTCATATTATTATCTTTGCCGTAAATTGCGATATGTTCAGCATGTTTGTCTTTTAATTTTGCCAAAGCGTTATTAATTACATCCATGCCATCATCTGCTCGCATTTGTTTTGTACTATAATTTGTATGACATCCAGAACCATTTAGTTTTGTTTTAAAAGGCTTAGGGTGAAAATCAATAGATAAATCTTTTTGTTCTGCTGTACGCACTAATATATATCTGGCTAAGTGTAATTCATCCGCAGCATCAATACCCACATTCATTATTTGAAACTCAGCTTGACCAGGTGCTACTTCAAAATTTAATCCTGTAATATTCAAACCAGAATCTACCATATGAGTTACCGCTTCGTCAACAAACTCTCTAATAGCACAATTACCTTTTCCTACACCACAATAAAAAGGTCCTTGTATATTTTCTTCCTTTGACTTTGCATACATCATTTTATCCATTCCCACAGGATAACCTCTTACACTTGTTCTAACAAAAAACTCTTGTTCAAGTCCATACCATGGTTCAGATTCTCGAACTACTTTTTGACTAAAAATTTTCATAGCATTTACTCTTGTATTATCCGGATGCGGATTACCATCGGGAAGCCATGTATCACATAAAACCAACCAAGAGTCACATTGTCTTCTGAAAGGGTCTCTCACCATATAAACAGGTTTAATATATACTTCACTATCTTCACCGTCTGCCTGTTTAGTGGAACTACCATCAAAATTCCAAATTGGCAATTTGCTAATACCAAATGGTCCAGCAGAACCATCATCGTTTAATATACGAGTTTTTGAACGATAATTATTATCATTATCTAACCAAATATATTCTGCCCAACGTTTCATTTTATTATATACATAATTGTTCTTTATATATGTAATAAAATCTAAATATTATATGGATTTTTAGATTTTTTGAACAATGGTTTTTCAAGAGCAACTATCTTACCTACACATCCCAAAGTCCATTTTTGTTTGTATTTTTCCTTATTTTGTTTCAATCTTACCTGCCATTTGAATTCTTCATAAAAATTTATACTTTTGTTTATATTAAACTTTTTAATTAATAATGGTTTCCAAATTAAATTTGATTTTAAAATTATAGCACTATACTTGTCAGGAGGCAATAAATCTTTTATTTCTAAAAAAGAATATATATGCGAATATATTTCTACTGAAATTTTATTCATTTTAATTTATTTAGATTTATTTCTGTTGCATTTATTTCTTTATTTAATGGAATAAAACTATCAACAATATCAAGTTTTTTTGCTATTTCTCTTTTAATATTTTGTTTTTGAAGATATGACATTAATGTTTGCGGTAGTGTTGATAAGGAACTCATAAAAGTTCTGTACTTAAAAACACAAATTGAAGATAATTCTTCATATTCTATACTATACCACCAATAAGCAGGAATGAAAATAATATAACCGGGTACAATATCTAAATCTAAAACTTTTACCTTATCAAAATCTGCTTTGTATCTGTTTTGTACATTCCATGGATTAACAAGTGACCTAAATTCAAAATTATCGTAATCCTTTTCTGTATTTAAATACCTAGCGCTATGTGGAGGAATTAATTTAAGTTTTGCTTTTCCAGAAGTAATATAAAGAAATGTTCTGTATTCCAAATTATACCTTAAAGGAGTTTGTGCTCCTACTGAACCAGACCATAAATCATATATACATTTTGATACCATTGGTGGTCTCAAAAAGGAATCATTATATCTAAAATTTTTGATTGCTGCTGTTTCTTCTAAAAACTCATTATTATTTTCAGTTATATATTTTGACTCTTTATCATTTTGAAATACCTTTAAAGCCTCTTTTAATAAAAAAGGAAGGTATAATTCAGTGTTTTCATCTTTATTATAAATATCTCTCAATTTTATATCAAAAGCACCATAGTTATCATCTAAACTGGCTAAATTACAACTTTCAAGTAACCTTTCATTTGAAAATTCAAATACTACAGGCTGTCTTAAATCACAAATTTCTTCTAGTTTATTTTTAGACGGTCGTTCAATTGTATAGACTTCTAAATCATTACTTGTTTTTAAATGATAATATATGTGTAGATAAAGGAATAGTACTACACAAAATATAAAAATGGCAATAAAGTAATTCATATTATTACTATTCTAGAAAGGATTATTCTATTTTTTCCGTATTTATTAAAGTGTTTAAAAATCCAACAGGAGAATAAAACTTTTCCCATAAAATTCGATTTTGTTTTTGAATATCAGTTAATCTATTTTTATTATTTTCTATATATTTTAAAATTTCTTTTTCTAAATTGATTTTTCCTGCTTTTATGTCCTCATCTTTGAAGAACAATCCGACTTCAGATAAATTAATAGACTCTTCAAATGGTAAAACACAATCTGTATCTATAAAAATAGGAATTCGTCCCATCATTAATGTTTCATAAAATCTATATGAAAAATTTCCGGCACCCCGCATGCAGAAAATAAAAATATTGTTTTCCATATTTTCAAAATATTCTAGTTGTGCCTGTCTTTTATCCATTCCTTTAGCCCAAAATCCTTTCCGAATTATAAAATCATTAGATAGTTTACATTTTTTAAAATAATCTATATACCAAGACCTACCTACCCATTCACCATTTGGAAAACGTATATTTGAAGCCGTATAATATCCACAATAACCAATCGATATATTGTCGCTTTGTTTTTGTTTATAAAAATCAGCACTAAATGCTGTTAATCCTTGTTCATTTTTGTTTTTACTTGATTTATAAAAAGACGTTCTAAATAAAACAACATGTTTGTCCAGTATATAGGACATATCATCATCATCATTATAAAAACACCATAATTTTTTATCTAATTGTTTTGTCAAATTACTAAGTAATTTAAATATTGGATTATCAATACCATTAAATTTAAAAGGTAAAACCACTATATCAGCGTTTCTAATGTTATCTACATATTCTATATGTTTTTTACACCAATTAACCACATCTCCGTATCTAGAAACATTATTAAAATTATAACAATGCGGAGGTTCATTAGGTAAAGTATCTAACAATCCAAATAAAATAATCATTTCAGATGAAAAATGTACCCTATCCTTCAAAGTATAAATTTTAAACATTTTATAATAGTATTAAAGTGTATTTAAATATTAATTAATCATCTAGCTTTGGAGCAATGAAGAATCGAACATAATTAGAACTATCACCACTATCTTCGTCATCTAATGAATAATGGAGCTTAACAGGTTTGTTATTACTACAATGAAGATATGCTACGTCACTAATTTTTGAAAATCCACACATTGTTTGAATAAATTTTATACTTACAGTAAGACTAACAGTACTATCTTCTTCAATGGCATATTCAACAATATTTTCTTCCTTAATGGCAGCTGTCATTTTACCCATTTCTCCATTTGAAGTTAGAGCAATTGTTTCTAAATTACAATTTACATGAAGCTCATCGCCAAATATGTTCAACTGACTTATTAAATCAGCAAATTCATCTGAAAGTATAGATATATCAGCCTCATATTCTGTCTCTGGAATATCAAGATGGTCGGTTTCAATATTCATTAAAGGCATTTCAAAGCATTTTCTAATAGTATTACTATCTTCTATACTATCAAAATCCACTGTTAGTTTATCTGCGTCTTCTTTCATATACATTGTAATTTGCTGACCATCTTCCAAACAATCAATCATTTTAAACATAAATTCACAATGAATGCCCATCGAAAATGGTTTTTTTACTGAATATTCTGAAAACCATTCTTTTTGTAAGAGTAGCTCAAACAAACAGGCATGAGCTGAATCCATACACTGGATATACAATGTGTCTTCTGTAAAGTCTATATTAACATCGGCTGTAACGTTTTTTAGTTGCTTGAAAATTGTCGCAAATGC